GGTTCTGTTTCAAAGAAACCACCTGCCGAGGCCGCGCCAAGTGCTAACGGCGCATAGCCCATTAGTTTTTGAGTTGTGCTTACACCCGCATTAGCGGCGGCTCTCAAGTAAGATTGTTTAGCGACTTGTGGTATGTCTTCCCATGCCATACCAGCATGAGGAGAGCCAGCTTTAGCGGCTTCTTTTATAGCATTGTTTACTTGAAAATTAGGTAAAAAAGCTTCACTTAAATTTGTTAAAGAACCTCTAAATTCCCCAGCTAAAATGTCTTGACCGGCCTCTTTAAGGTTACCTAAGAACCCCGAAGCAGATCCGCGAGTAGTGTCTAAAGCCGCTTGTTGTGCGCTCGAAGCAACAGCCGCTTGTTGTCCGCCCGAAGCAGTTGCCGCGTCTATTTCAGCTTGCGTCATTCCAAGAGGGTTACCGAAGTTATCTAATCCTGCGCCTCGCTCTAGCAAAGTTGAGTCGGATAACGGCGTGGTACTGTAATCAAACGCTCTATCAGCAGCGGGCGCTCCTAAAAACTGTTGCTCGGCGGCGGCAACTTCCGCGGCGGTTGGAACTCCGGCGGAAGTCGCTTGTTGCGCTGCTATTTCAGCATCTATTGAAGCCATCTCAGCCGGACCAATTGTATTGGCTGCGGTATCGAAAGTACCCGGAGCAGTCGCAGTTTCTAAAGTACCTCCGGCGGTAGCTTTATCTAGCTCTGTTAGTCGTTCCATCGTTAAGTCTTTAACCGGTGTTTCCGCTAAATTAGCAGCGGCTTGACCGGCTAAATCAGGTGCAGTAAATGCTCCCGAAAAACCTTCGCTAAAGGAGCTTCCTTCAGTCATCGCACCTTTTGCACCACCCAAGACTCCTGCGGTAACACCGGTTAATGCGGCGGCTTTAAACGCATCTTTTATATTTCCACCCTGTATAAGAGTACCTATACCCGACCCTAATGCCGCGGCATATGCGGGGGCTATTGAAAACCCTAAAGCGGGTAAAGCGTAAGGCAAGGCAATAGCTAGTATAATAGGTGCGGCTTTCTTGAGAACTTTTCCGACTTTCTTAACAGCTTTCTTAATCCCTTTAAATATCTTGGAAAAGAAACCAAACTCCATGAGCCCCGTTTCAGGGTTAAAGCTGTTTTCGGCAGAACCAACTACATACCGCTCGGGGTCTTCAATACCCGCTTCGCGTAAGTGTTGAAATATAGATTCTTTTAGAGCAGGGCTTTGGTCAATTAACTTGCGCGGAACAATCAACTCACCGGTTTCAACGTGGACAACGCGGTCATCACCAAACCGACCATATGAGGCCATTTTAGCGGCAATGTTCTCAAACTCGGCAATACCGTTATCACCAAATTCTTTTCGGGTATTCTGTCTTTCAAGCGTAGCAAAGTCGTCATCGGACATGACGAAATCACCAATACCCCCCGAAGGAACCTCTTCGTAATCTAATTGTTCTGCCGCGTTTGTCATTATCCTGCTCCGCTTGACAATGATAAAGGTATAAGCTCATTCATTGTACTTAGTTTAGTTCTAATCGTCTATGACGTAGTAACCGTCACCGATCCTACCGCCGAAGTTCCCACAGAACCTCGCGCATGTGGTGTATTAAGCTGTGCAATTTTTAAAAACCCACTGTGTTCAAAAACCGCACCTATCTCTAAACCACTGTCGTCACTTTGTAACTCAGTCAAAGTTAACGTGGTTGCCCGCCAAATGCCCGGTGTGTTTATCTGTTGCAAAAACACCGAAAACGAACGCACAATCTGCGCCATAAAAGGCTGATTGTATGTCTCAGGGGCGTTAGGGAACTGCGGAGGTACTAATCCTCGGGACATTACTGTCTCCCGTCAGGACGAATATCAACCCGTGGTGTGCCTAATCGCCAGCTAGTTCCAGTGCCTGTCGATTGGATTTTTAAAGCAAAGGACCGGCCACGTAAGCGCAAGTGGACTTGATCCGTAAACTGCTCTACCGGTGCTGTTGCCGATCTGGTCACGGCACTGGTCGAAGACTGTAGGTAATTCCCACCGGGAAAGTTCCTAGTCTGAAATATAAAGTTAGCACTAGGCGAAGTAACCGTAGACCCGTCAAAAGTTAAATCCGGCAATACCCTACGCATAAACACGTAGTTGTTTCCGTCGCCCAAAGACATCTGACTGCTTTCAACATACGCATCAATAGCCGTAACAGGCGCAGTACTACCGTCATCGTACCCAACCTCGTGAAGGTACAAATACCCATTACTGCCCGCGGCTATCGGGTCGTTGTTTATGCCCCGATCTAACCACGCAGTTCTGTCTAACGAGCCGTAGTACCAGACCTGCTCTTGGTAGTTGTAAACAACATATCGGTCATTATCAGAACTGGATTCAGACGGATAAAACCACCATATCTCCGAAAAGCTAGAGTTTACACCGGCTACAATCTTTTCTCGTTGAAAGTTGTTTATGTCGTTAAAAACAAAACTCTTAACAGAACAAGGGAGCTTTTGAACCTGACCGGTAAACACGTAAAACTCTTCCATGCCCATCCAAAAGACGCTTTCGTCTACCGCTACCGCCGCCAAAGGCGAAGCAATCGTTATATTGTCACCTAGTTGCGAAATACCAAAAGTAAACGGAGGGCCAATAAACTGCATGGAATGTACCGAGGTGTCGGTAAGAATAAGGATTTGTTGGCGTGTTTCAATAGCCGCAACAATCTCGGACCCAGAACCAATGCGTAAATCACCCGCAGTATTGGTAACTTCTGACTTCCACGTAAACGCATCACCCTGAGAAGAAAACCGAATTAACAACGGATCTTGAGTCCCAATAGATGTTTCAGCATCACAACCAAAAGCAATAACATGCTTGTCACGGTCCGAAACCATTACCTGTTTGGCAATAGTCGGAATAGTCGTATCTGAGCTTTGGTCCGACAAGGGCTCTGCACGTTCATTCGTTCCGGCAGATTTATCCCAGTAAAAAACTCCCGCGTCACGAGCGTTGATTATTAAGTCTTCACCGAAATTATCATGGGACCATATGCGTAAAGTAGCACCCGCTACCGACGTTGAAGAGCCCGAACTCCACGTACCACGGCTCCAAGACCCCGCACCCCAGCCCGTGCCAATTACCGTAGTGTCCAAGCCCGTGTTAATTTGATATTTAGCACGAGAACTACCTCCGCCGTTACCTGAGTCTGATGACGTAGCATTTACCGCAGTCGCCACGATAGCACCATTAACAGTAACAGAGCCAATAGTCGAAACAGTTCTAGCAGAGATAGTGTAAGAGTTAGAATTTACAACAGTGACTATTTGATATTCTTGGTTTAAAACATCCGCAGTGATAGCATCACCTAGTGTTGCCGCACCATCAAATGTAACAAAATCGTTTTCAACCGCACCGTGATCAGTTTCTGTAACGGTTATTAGCGGGGAACCGTTACCTACTTTGGCAAACGTAACGTCGCCCACGGCAGTAGTTAAACGAATTGGCGTTATATCGGTATAACCGCCGCCTTCTTCTATGTAGTATTTAAGATGTGTGCCAACGCCTATGAACCGTGAGCCGTCGAGCGCGATAAAAGGATGTAAAGAACGAGCCGTGCCTAAATAACTTAGAGAAGACTTTTTCTCCCAACCACCGATTTTCTCAGGTGTTCCAAACCTAAAGCGTACTTTATTGCAATCGAACCAACCGCCTTCGTTAGTGTACGAGGTGGTTTCGCGATTTACGCCGGGCCGAAACTGAAGTTTGGTAAGAGGCATTTTTTCTCACTTTTTAGATTTAGACTTTTTCTTACGAGCAATCTTCTCAAGTTTTTGAGTGTACGCCTCATTTACGTCAGGTGTCGATGGATCATCCGCCACATAACGACCTTTTTCATCTCTAGCTCTTTCTTTCTCCGAGGTGTCCGGTCCAAATAAAGGCCAATATATCCGAGAAAGCCAATCTTTTACAGATTTAAGCACCCGTAGCCACCACGATGATTGGCACAAGGCTTAACACATTCGATAGTTTAATTTCCATACATTACCTCTTTAAACAAAACTTGGCCCCATTCTCCAGTAAACTATGCTCCTTCGTTGGCCTTTTGTTACAGGAGTTACTCTGTGTGGAATATCGCTTTTAAACATAATTGCGCTACCAAAACTGTTAAGTTGAGGAACTTTTAATACGCCACCGTTAGTAAAAATTTCAAAATCACCACCTTCATAGCTACCTAAAGACGAGTTAATAATTATAGTAAACTTATAATCGTAAAAAGGATGGTTTGACCCGTCTTTATGCCAATCATAACTATTTTCTGTGTCATACTCGTTAAACAAAATTCTATCAGTAGCGAATATTTCGTCTATGTTAAAGCCGTAATTTAAACGATTAACGACTTGTATCTCATTATTTAACAGCTTAAAATTGCCACTTAAATGTTGCCCCTCTACATAATTAACCTTGGCAACGTGTTTTAAGTTACCACCATTACCTGATGCGTCATTACCTAACTCTTCAAAAGAGTTTTTAGACTTTATGGCGTAAATGTCTTTTATCTGTTCTTGGGTAAAAAAATCCTTCCAAAAGTAAAAGTCACAGGTACTCATTCTTTAAGAAACACTTAAAACAGGTCTAGTGCTGGGAAAGTCTGCTGTGCTAGGCCAGTCGCGGAGTGCCGTGCGGTACAAAAGTATATTATCGCGGTTAGGCCAATCCGATGTTTGACTTGCTTGATCTGTTGACGTTAGTTCCATATCACGCCACAGACGCGCCTCTTGCTCTGCTGTAAGCTCCGGTGCTGTTAGCTCAACATATTCCTCAACATAATCAAAGTTAGCTTTTACCCACGACTCGTCCCCAATAATACGAGGATTGGTTACGTTGCCATCAGCATCTTTGATAATCCATTTTTTGCTCATAATTTTCTCCTCTATCCAATTGTTAAATACATAACAACTATAAGACCTTCTCCACCTGCCCCAGCGACACATGATATACTGTCGCCGGCATTAGTATGACTAGATCCTCCTCCAGCACCTGTACCACCATCACCGCCTCTTGCGGCAAAGCCACTGCTCGTGCCGCTACTGCAAGCACCTCCTCCTGCTAAAAAACCGCCATCACAGTCGTTGACAGTGTAGTTTCCGTCAACTGAGTTTTGGGCGTGAAGAGACTTGCCCCCTCTTCCACCCCCACTTAAATAACCGTAAGTATTTCCAAACAACGGACTCATAATATCTGAATCTGCGCCGTTACCTGTATTCATATTGCTTACTGAAGCGTTAGTTCCTGCGGCTCCTGTACCAAGAACCCCTACAGCACCGCCAGTGCCATTTCCGCCACTCTGAGTTGAAAAACCGCCCCTGCCGCCCGTATTGTTAACGTCGCCATTACTGGCAGACCCGCCCGTCCCGCCATTTTGGTGCGATCCACCAACGCCTCCGTTTGCAGTAATTGTAGAGATAGTCCCATCTGTTGCGGTTGAATTGCCTCCAGTGGCCCCATCAGCGTCATCAGCCGCCCGCCCACCTCTAGCCCCAACTACAAACGTCCAATTTGTTCCAGTAGAAATAGTGACTAATTTATTAGCATAACCTGCCCCACCGCCGCCAGCGGCAGAAGTGCTGGTGTTATCTTGAGCCTCTCCTCCTCCTCCAGCCCCAATAACATGAATAACGGCTGTCCCGTTAAGCGGAGGAGTCCAAGTTTGCGACTTTGTAATCGGTATGTTTATAAGTTCGTTTCGTGCGCCTAATAAAACT